TTGGCAAGTCACCTTGGGATTTCTCAGCCGATGATTGGAAGATGGTTGCCAACGGAGTGTGGGCTTCCTTCTTGCCGGTGGTCATGAGAGCGTTGAATCCAAAAGATGCGACATACGGCAAAATAAAGGAGTAACAAATGAACCGGGGGAACATTCTTGATGAAGCCAAACGGCTGATTCATACCAATCGCCAGAAAGATTATGGCCATCCGCGTATCAATCATCAGCGCATTGCAACGCTGTGGTCAGTGATTCTGGAAAAAGAAATCACCCCAGAACAAGCTGCGCTGTGCATGGCGATGGTGAAGGCAGCAAGGTTGGTTCAAACACCAGATCACCTTGATTCCTACATTGACGGCGCTGCATATTTTGCGATTGCTGGTGAACTCAGTCATGAGTGATTTGGCAATCATCGTTCCATCCAGAAGCAGACCGCAGAACATCCAAGAACTCATGCAAGCCTTTGAAGATACGAAGGCCAAATGCACGCTGGTGGTTGTTGTTGATGACGATGACCCAAGCCTTGATGAATACAAAAACCTTTCCGTTCCACTATTGATCCAACTGCCCCGCGAAGGTAAGGGAATGGCGCGACCATTGAACCGCGCTGCCCTAGCCCTGCGGGGCGAATTTTCGTTTTTTGGGTTTATGGGTGATGACCACCGGCCACGCACTGAACACTGGGATGAGATATTCATTTCCGAATTGGAAGACATGCCTGTTGGTCTTATCTATGGGAATGACCTTCTCCAAGGTCATCGCCTTCCCACCCAAATTGTGATGACCGCAAATATCGTGGATGCACTGGGCGGGATGGTTCCCCCAGGATTTGAGCATTTATTCCTCGACAATTTCTGGCTACAACTAGGAACTGATTTGAAGGCCATCCGATATTTGGGTGATGTCATCATTGAACACATGCATCCTTTCGCCGGGAAGGGTCAAATGGATGCGTTGTATCAGGAAGTCAATGACATCCAACTTTCCAGTCGCGATCAACAACGCTTTGTTGAATACATCAAGTCAGCCGAATATCAAGAGCTGCTGGCGGCGCTGCGATGAACGAAGTCATTTCTTTTTCCTTATATGGCAAAGATGAGCGATACACCATTGGAGCCATCAAGAATGCGTTGCTGGCGCAGGAATTCTTCCCCACCTGCCAGGTGTGGTTCTATGTCGGGCAATCTGTTCCACCGGCAGTTCTTCAAACTTTGCAGTTGATGGTCAATGTTCGCATCATTGAGGTGGATGAACCAGAAGACAATTTCGCCCGGTTGTGGCGGTATTACGCCTTCAGCAGCCCAAGGGCAGCATTGGTTTTGTGTCGCGATGTGGATGCTCGGCTTGGCCAGCGCGAAGCGGTGGCACACGCCCAGTTCAAGAAATCACTCTTTGATGCGCACATCATGAAAGACCACCCGAAAGGTCACAACTATCTGATCAGCGCCGGGATGTTTTCGGCCTACACCAAGAACCTACGTGATATGAAAGAACTGATTGCTTCCTATCGCCAGAGCGCCCGTGATTACTACATGACAGACCAGGACTTCCTGGCATCCATCATTTATCCGCGCATCAAAGACAAAGTGCTGATCCATGATGACTATTACAACAGCACAGTGGAAGGAAAAAGCGAACGGCGCAACTTCCCCACATCGCGATTGAACACGATGCATCACATCGGAGCTGCGCTCAATGCTGATGACACCTTTGTTTTTCCTGACGATGCGAACATTCATTTGGCCGAAACTGGTTCGCCATATTACGAAACGGGGGAATGATGAGAATCCTCATCACTGGAAGCGAAGGTTTTGTGGGTCGCGCTTTTCAGCGCTACTTCGCGCAAGACAAGCGCAATGAAGTTCTGCGCATTGACATCAGCAAGACATATCATTCAATGGATGCCAGACATTTCTTTTCTTTCAATAAAGTTCAATACGACCTTGTGATCCATCTCGCGGCGATAGTCGGCGGCCGCGCCACCATCGAAGGACAACCAATGGCGGTTGCATCTGACCTTGCCATTGATAGCGACTTCTTCCAGTGGGCGCTCAAAACCAAACCCAAGCGCATTGTATATTTCTCATCATCAGCTGCTTATCCGACATTTTTGCAGGAGCAACCGGGAACGCAATTGCAAGAACGCGACATTGATTTGGAGAACATCAAGAATCCTGACCTCACCTACGGATGGGTGAAACTCACTGGCGAGATGCTCGCAAATTATGTGCGCAAAGAAGGATTGAAGGTTTCGGTGTTTCGACCATTCAGCGGATATGGAACCGATCAAGACCCGGCCTACCCGTTCCGCGCTTTCATTGAGCGTGGGAAGGATTTTGCCAACCCGTTCGACATTTGGGGCGATGGATCACAGACCCGCGATTTCATTCACATTGAGGATGTGGTGCGGGCGGTGATGGCTGGCATCGAAGCCGATGTGGAAGTTGCCAACCTTTGCACTGGTCGGGCAACCGACTTCAACACGCTGGCCGCAATGGTGGCCGAAGAAGCCGGCTATCAACCAGCCTTCAGACGGCTTCAGGAAGCCCCTAGGGGCGTTTCTTACCGGGTGGGTGACCCGACCTACATGAACACTTTCTATACGCCCAAAATCGCCCTAGAAGAAGGAATTGCCAGGGCGCTGGCGGGGGTCATCTGATCCAACCCGACATTTGCCACTGCCCCTGCCCTTGCCGGCGGGGGCAAATTTTTTTTGCCGACACACCCCTTTGGGGTTGCGCAGGATGGCCTTCCGGCTTTATTGTATATACATGAAGCCAAGGGGCTTCAAAGAAAAAGGGAGCAGGAAATGACAACAACAATCACAACACCAAAAAAACTCAGCGCAATTCAGCAACACATGGTTGAAGAACAAGGTTTTTATTTCGCTCGCGTGACCATGTATCGCCAAGATTTTCGCACTGGCGACAAAACTGAAATTGTTGATGTTTATGAAGGATTCATCAATACATCAGAAAGCGGAATTGTTTGGCGCATTCGCCCAGAAGCAAACATGCGTTCACTCTACAAATCTGAAATTCTCACTGTTGATTCTCGATTGATTTCCATTGAGAAGGCTGGTGCATAACAATGACAACATCACAACAAGTTCAGGCTCAACTACCAAAAAGCAATGAGCGCTTATGGGTTTCCGACAATGGCGATGTGCTTTGCGACAATCATGCCGGCACATATCTTCGTGCTTCAATTCAAGCAAAACCAAAAGCAATTGCGCATCACACACCATTGGACACTTGGACTGCATATTCACTCAACCGACCTGGTGGACTTCCATGCGAAGTGTGCGTTGATTGGTCATCTCTAGTTCTAGAAGGGAATTGATGATGAAAAGAAACAGCGCTGGATGTTACACGCAAATCATTGATGGTTTGGAGTATTACGCAGTGAAACGCGATTATGGATGGACTGTTGGGGTCAATCTTCCTGTGGGTGGAAGTTCGCACATTGATGATTTCCGCACATACCGCCAAGCCCGCGCATTCATCATGCGCCAAGTAGCAAGGGTCGGTGCATAATCATGGCAAGCAAAAACATTGACAATCCACTACCTCATAAATTGCCATATTGTGATGCAGAATGTTCGAAATGTGGTTCAATCAATCGTGTGATGAATTGTTGCTATTGCAAACATTCATTCATTTGCTACGACTGCTATACAAAGGTCAGTGCATGATTATGGGCGCATACAAAAACATTGCCATCGAATATCAACAGATGTTCAATCAAGTTGCTGAAAACTTCAAGATGGCTGGTGAAATTCCTGACACTGAACTTTGGGAAGCGGTACTGGTGAACACCATCGCGATGCTTCCTTCCTGGCTTGAAAGATTGCAAGAACTTACATGGCATGAAAATGCTGAATCATTATGAAAGAATTTTTCATCGCTGGCTTGCTGTGGGCGCTATCGGTTCATTTATTCCGGTACGCCTACAAAAGCGGAAAGCAACGGGTGGAACTAGATCAGGCCATCCAGCAAATACTCAATGAGGGGAAAAAATAAATGCCAAAAAATCTTCGCGCCTTCAGAATTGAAGATGACCTATGGAATCGCGCAGTCAGGAAAAGCCAGCGGGATGGCGTAACTGTCAGCGAGATTCTGCGGGATTCTTTATTGGAATATGTCGGCGTGTCGAAGAAGGGGAAAATCAGGGGTGGCTCTAACCTTGTAGATACGAAAAGGGAGAAAAAATGACAGGATGGTATATCGCGGGGTGGGTGATGATGGCAGTCACAATCGGTTGGCTTGCTGTGTATCAACCCAATGACCGCATCGCAGAAGAAATGAATCAGGAAATCAACGAACATCAGCGACACATGAAGGCGCTGAAGAAAGCGGTGAGCAAATGAGCAAGGGGGCATTTCCACAGGTCGGGGATGAAGTGTTGATTTCACTCACCGGCAAAGTTTCAGCAATTTTCACCAGTGTTTTCGGGATTGACATCATCACCATTGAATCAGGTGAAGGTGAGAGCAAATGCCGGAACACCTTTTGGCCAGCGGATCAGAGCGTTGCCATCAGCGTGATTGAAAGGGCAAAACCATGATTGGCGAACACATCATGGCGCTAGGCCTTGGCATCATCGTCTTGTGCATTTTGGCCGGCATGTATGGTCACGCGGTTGCCGAAGTGCGATATGAAACGCAGCTACGCCAAGCCTATGAAGAAATTGAAGACTTGTATTCGGTGATCCATAACTTTCGGGCGGGAATCGGCAGCGCGGGGGCTGCTCATCCGTCAGGTTCCCGCCCGGACTATTTGAAGCCGGTATCATGAATCCAGACACAATCGTGCAGGTGGTCGCGCTCATTGAAGGTGAGTTCTACACCTGCACCAACATTGAGGATGGCAAATGCTCGATTTGGTGGAAGCATCCAGAATGCGAAATCACCCGGCAGATTCTTTTTGCCATCACCAAAAATCGCTCATATCTTCGTGAGCGTGAAGAACTCTGGATGGAATTCCTTCGTGCTGATTTATGATTTCTTTGCCGGAACAGGAAGCGCAACCCGCGCCTTCGAAGATGCCGGCCACACAGTCATCAAGGTCGAACTGGATGAATTCTTTCCGGCTCATGAGAGGGATGTGATGGGTTTGACTGCCGAATACATGGTTGGCAAGTACGGCAAGCCAGACTTCATTTGGGCTTCCCCGCCCTGCACAACCTTCAGCGTGGCCAGTATTGGTCGCCATTGGAATCTTGATCGCACGCCAAAAAATGAGAAGGCGCTGGCTGGCATGCGGATGGTTCAAAAAACTGTCGAACTCATTCAAGCCATTTCGCCATCATGGTGGGTCATCGAAAATCCCAGAGGAATGCTCAGGAAACTGGATTTGATTCCTGGCATTCGTCACACGATTGCGTATTGCCAATATGGTGACACTCGTATGAAGCCCACCGATTTGTGGACAAACATCCAGCACTGGCAACCACGCCCGATGTGTAAGCCAAAGGCAACTTGCCATGAAGCTGCGCCCAGAGGATCACAAACTGGCACGCAAGGATTGAAGAATGCGAAAATCAAATCCATGATTCCCTATGAAGTAGGGCAAGAAATTTTGGATGTGATTGGGTGACAAATCATCGCAAGCATCGGGGATATGCATCACAACGAATGGTGGCTGACTTCTTGAAAGAGAATGGATACGAATACGCCACCAGCGCCGGTGCAGGTTCCCAAGGCACTGACATCATCAACATCAAGAATGTTGATTTTGAAGTCAAAGCCCGCAGGGGATTTCCGATTGCTGAAGCGATGAAACAACTGAAAGAGCGTTCGAAGGAAGACCACCTTGCGGTGGCTGTTCTTCGATTGGATGGCACAGGTTCGAAAACCATCGAATCCTGGCCGGCCATCCTCACACTTGGGGCATTGGTTGAGCTGCTCAAAAAGGCAGGCTACCGATGAACAACATTGCCATCTTTGTTCAGCACTTGCCGCGATTTCCATTCGCGGAATGTGCGAAGAACTACATTGACCCCGACATGTTCTTCCCGGATAACAAGCAGGAAACTGCCGAAGTGATCCATGCATTGCGGAAGATATGCAGTCAATGTGTACACAGAAAGGAGTGCTTCACCTACGCCATACGGGAAGGCATCAATCATGGAGTTTGGGCTGGTTCGTTACCAGAAGAACGCGCATTTCTTGCCGGTCTTACTGCCAACAAACCTGACTTGAATCATTTGGCCACACAGATTGAACGGCTAGAAAACCAGGGATTGATGCATCACCAAATTGCAAGCCGGATGGGATTCAGTGAACTAGAAATCGCCACAATCCTGACCCTTGCTGGAAGAAAGGAAGCATCATCAAAGACAGAAAAATCTTCATCAATCGTTTCCTCGCCCTCATTGCCATCGGATCAATGATGTCAGTGCTGGTGGATACGATGAATGCAAAACCTGCGACCCCGCAGGAAGTGAAGGTCATCACGCAGATTGTTCGCGTGGATGAACCGCACCCGAAAGTGCTGGCAAAGAGATTGCTGACCAAAAAGCAATTTCAATGCTTGAACAAACTACTGACCGCAGAAAGTCGGTGGAATGTGCTGAGCAAGAATCCCAAGAGTACGGCCAAAGGCATCGGGCAATTGCTTGATGGAACACGGAAGAATCTTGGAATGGAACCATCGAAGAAGGATGGAACGGCGCAACTTGTTGCCACTCTCTCCTATATTCACAGAAGACATGTCAATCCTTGCAATGCTTGGAGATTTTTCTCCAAAAATCGCTACTACTAGAAAGGAGCCGGGGGATGACACAACAAACAGCGGTTGGTGTGGTTGATTTAGATGA